ATATGTACTAACTTTGATAAAGCAAATAGCACTAATCCAGCTGATTATTCTTGGAATGATATGACTGGCAGTGTTTCAGTCGGTGGTGAAAATCTAATCGTTAACTCAGCGTTTCCGGATAATCTTGATAACTGGGGTTTTTGGGAAGTACCACAGTCGAATGCCAATCTATCCATTTCGAACCATAGTTTTTACTACAACAGCGCTAGACCGCTGTTCTTGTTGAAAGCATCATCATCAGTGCCAGCGTCTACGCTTCGTTTTTCAGTCAAACGGAACACTGACTATTCGTTCAATATTCAGACGTTTGCCACTGGGAACATCAAGGGCGTAGACATCTATTTCCTTGGTCGTAAATCAAATGAAACGAATAAAACATTCACCAAGGTTGTTAATTTCAAGTCACATAACGGCTCGCCGTCAACGAACGGACTAGCCAAGTGGCACTTGACATTTAATTCTGGCGAATGCGATGAAGGTTTTATCCGTATTGATAACAAGGGGACAAATAACGGCAGCGAGTCGTTACTATTTTTCACTGAATTGGATTGCTATGAAGGTACGACTGACCGAGCGTGGCAAGCATCACCGAAAGACCTAAAAAGCCAATTAGACGGCAAGGCTGATAGCGCATTGACACAAAGCCAGCTAAACCGTTTGAATGAGATTAACTCAGTCATGAAAGCTGAACTCGAAGCTAAAGCATCTCTTGATACGCTCAATCAATGGGTGAAGGCTTATCAAGATTTCGTTAATGCAAATAACGCCAATCGTGCACAAGCCGAAAAGAATCTTGCGGATGCTAGTGCTCGTGTAGCAAAACTAGAGAACAATCTGAATGATATGTCAGAGCGTTGGAATTTCATCGACAGTTACATGACATCTTCAAACGAAGGGCTTGTCATTGGTAAAACGGATAATTCTAGCTCTATGCTATTCAATCCAAACGGTCGGATTTCAATGTTCTCAGCTGGTAATGAGGTGATGTACATCTCACAAGGTGTAATCCACATTGAAAATGGTATTTTCTCAAAAACCATTCAAATTGGTCGTTTTAGGGAAGAACAAGATTTTATCAACCCAGACCGTAACGTAATCAGATATGTAGGAGGTAAGTAAGATGGCAGAATATTGGTCGAATACTGACAAAGGTTTTCGCATCAAAATGACGATTGACCAAGTTAGTCAGAGTGTCGAAAAAAATAGTTCTACTGTCCGCATTAGATTAGTTTTGTTTAATACTAATCAAACGTTTCCAAGAGGGATGTGTAAGTGGTATGTTGATGCGTTCGGTCAATACATTGGTGACACTAACTATTTAGAAGTTTCAAGACAAAATTCAGAAACGCAACTAATTGATAAAACCATCGAAGTTGAACACACCAACGGCAAGAATGTGTTTGGTTCAAAGGCGTTCTTCTATTGTTACAGCCCACAAGGTCCGGGCGATTTAAATGTTGGTCCATACGCTATCACCCTTGACCCGATTACCAATGCTAGCGTCTTAACCATGCCTAGTAACGTCATTTTAGGTGATAGTGTTAATTTCTCTATTGCTAAAAAAGTAGCTTCAGCTAAGCACACACTACGTTACTCATGGTATGGTCTCGACGGCAAATTAGCAGATAACATTGACACATCGTATAGATGGACGATTCCAGATAGTTTTGCCAACGACATTCCGAATAATTCAAGCGGTTGGGGGACAATATTCCTAGATACTTACGTTGACGGTAAGTTAATCAATACGCAATCGAAAACATTCACTGCCGGTTTGTCATTAAATAGAGTTAAGCCCACATTCTCTAGGATTGCCTTAGCGGATGCCACTGAATTGACAAGGAATATTACTCAATCGGATAGACACTTTGTTTCCGTGCTATCCAAAATCTATGCACGCTTTGATAATGTTCAAGCGAAGTTCGGAGCATCCATTACGGGCTACTTTATGGAAATCGTCGGGAATAATAACACGATTTCTGCACCTAACGGCACTTTCCGTGAAATTTCCGTCAACAAAGATACACAATTCACGTTAAGAGGATATGTCGAAGATAGTCGAGGAATTAGGTCTGATTCATACGAAACGACTATCACTGTTTTAAATTACTTCAGTCCAACATTGAGGTTTGAAGTGACTAGAAGTGGTGCGACCAATAGCACGCTGACCATTAAGCGTTTTGCCAAAGTAGCACCTCTAACCGTTAACGGTGTCCAAAAAAACCCAATGAAACTGACTTTTACCACACGAAAAGTTGATTCTGATACCGAAACCATCGACAACGGTGGGGCTGGTGGAAACTGGTCGCAGATTTCAGAGTTTAACGCCTCTAATGCTAATCTTGGCAAATCATACCCAGCTGATACATCCTATATCGTGGTTGGTAAGTTAGAGGATAAGTTTACTAGCGTATCTTTCCAAGCTACAGTCACGGGCGACCGAGTTGTAATGTCATTCGACAAAGAAGGTATTGGGATTAATAAGTACCGTGAGCGTGGAGCGTTGGATGTTGACGGGTTGATTTATTCAAACCGCAAGCAGATTCAACATCACAAATTGACCGAACCCAACGGGGCGGCTATGGATACTAAAGTGGATAACCTAAATGACTATAGAACCACTGGTTTTTATTCGATTTTAGGCAACTACCGAAACCATCCAGCATCGGGCGAGGGGGCTTATTTGCAAGTCGTGGAAAGTGTTTCTGGATATCATCAGACATTAACGACTGTTTCTGGTCGAATGTTTAAACGGACAGTAACTAGCAACTCTAACGGTTCATGGATTGAGTACACACCTAAACCAGAGAGACCGGAAAAGCCAGAACCGGCTTTGATAAAGAAAGAAGTCGATATGGGCTTCGGTATTAAAGCTAACATGGTTAGAAAAGGGAATACAGTAATGTGCAGCTTGTTTCGTGGTATTTATTCGGCGTCAGGCGGAATCGAATATAAAGAGCTTAACGAAAAGATGCCAGAAGGCTTTAGACCAGTCGTCGAAACGAATTTGAACGCGAGTAAAAACGTTGGTGGCAATCAAATTGGTGTAGCAACGTGGCATCTATTGCCAAACGGGAATATTAATTTAACCAATCAATCAGACACCAAGGCCGTTTACAACGGAACTGTTTCTTATATCACTCAAGACAATTATCCAAATTAAGAAAGGAAAATAATAATTATGTCACTTAAAATTACAAAACAACGCACAATCAATGCAGAATTTAATGTCGAAGAAGAAGGAGCTACAATCCTTGTTAAACAAACATTTATCAGCGTAGATTCCAATGCAGTCTCTACTGTTCAAGAGAATCTTCTTAACGCTGAACTCTACGCTAAGCATCGTCAAGATATGCGTGCGGATGAGCGTGCTCTACGTGAGTTGCGTTACAAAGTAGAAGATGAGATTTTGGCTGATAAGACAGAGGCTTGATGCCCAAAAAATGGGGGGGTAAAAAATAAAAGATGAATATTTCTGATTTGATTGACCACCTTGCCCCTACTATCGGAGTCATAGCAACGGGCTGGTTTGGTATGAAAGCTAGCAAGTCCGCTAATTTAAGCAAGTCGCAATTCGGAGATTTAAAAAACGAGTTAGACAATATCCACGATTCGGTTGAAGTTGTTCAACAAATCGGTGAATCAAACAACGAGAAAATCAACGAATTAAATGACAAACTAGCCGTGCATGATGAAGCGCATTTGGTAACTATGTATCTACGCCTAGAGCGTGACATTAACAAGGAATTAGAGCGTGGGTATACCACGGTTCACAATTCGGATGTAATTCATAAGATGCACTCTAGTTACAAGAAATTAGGTGGCAACGGGTACATTGATGCCCTTTATAAAAAATATATTAATTTAGAAGTGAGGAATTAAACATGAAAATTAATTGGTCTATTCGTTTTAAAAACCGTACATTCGTAACACGCTTTGCACTCGCATTGGTGTTGCCAGTTTTGGCTTACTTTGGTATCAAATTTGAAGATATCACAAGCTGGGGAGCTTTGTTTGGATTGTTCGGCAAATTCTTGTCTAATCCATACTTGGTAGGCTTGACGGTGGTCAACGCCTTGAATATGTTCCCAGACCCAACAACAAAAGGGCTTAGCGATAGCGAACGAGCGCTATCATACACTAAACCTTATGAGGACTAGCCTATGGCTAAACTCATGACCTCTATCAACCAAACGGAAGGCGGTGATGTCCTCAAATCTGGGGACACCACTTCCGTGTTTGGTTTTGAAATTCTAGGGTCTGATGGCAAACGCATGGAACTGTCCGGAACTGGTAAGCTCACATTGTCAAACAACGAAACTGTGGCACTTTATCAAGATGTCACCGTTGAAAACGGGCGTTTCTCATTCTCAATGGGTAACGTGGTAGCTACTGGCACTTACTACCTTGAAATTAAACTAGACGGACATATCTTCCCGTCTAACAATTTTAAAGTCAAAGTGAAGAACTCACTGAATGTAGACAGTGCTATCCCATCGGACAAAGGCCCTAAACTAAAACTACTAGCTGATGAATTGCGAGAGTCTGGGTTAATCAGTGGTGGCACTGATACGACGGAAGACCTCGTTAACATCTACAATCTAGCTAAAATTTGAAAGGAAACATAAATGAGTAAATTACACGATTTTGCCACAGCGGTCGGGACTGACATCAAAGAAATTAAAACAGCGTTGGCTGGCAAGGCTGATAAGGGTTCGGAAGGTGTGACTGAAGAACGTTTGACACAAGCAATCACGCAAGCTAAAACTGACCTTATTGGTGGGGCTCCTGAAGAGCTTGATACACTTAAAGAACTTGCTGATAAAATCGCCGCTGGTGGTGGTAATGTTGATTCTGGTATCATTACAAAAATGACTGAATTGGGAACTCGTATCGATACCATCGAGCAAGAAGACCTTGTGAGCGTCTATAATACTGCTAAAAACACCCTCTAAGGAGGTTGAATTATGAGCAATTTAAGCAATGTTATTGAAAGCATTGGCCGTGATATTGGGGAGATTAAAGGGAAACAATCTTCATCGTTGAGTATCGGCCAAGCGTATGGACTATTTCCGACATATAACAACTTTTTCCTACAAGTTATGGAACAAAATAAATTTGCGGCAGACCCACTTGTAACAAAATCTCAATTGCCAACGAGCGAAATTGACGCTTTAAATCAAAAAGTCGAAGAATTGGAGAGAACTATCTCGGAGATTAAACAAGCTATTCAAAAATAATTATAAGAAAGGAGAGTAAATGACAACTAAAACACAATTATTAAGCACACTTGACAGTCTGGTCAATCAACGTGTAGAAGTGCCCACCAATCCTTATGGCGGACAATGTATCAGTTTGATTGACAATGTATTGCAGTATCAAGGATTGTTTAATTACGATTTTAGCTATCTAAACGCTATTGACGGTCTAAGTCGTGCCGAAAGTTTAGGACTAAAGGTAACACGCTTCAACGGTGCTAACAATCCACCCGTTGGGAGTGTATGGGTAACTAACTGTTTACCATACCATCAATTTGGGCATATTGGCTTTGTGGTCGCAGAAAACCCAGACGGGACAGTTACCACAATCGAGCAGAATATTGATGGTAACGGTGACGCCCTTTATAATGGCGGATGGACACGTAAGGTGACACGCAACCTTGATAGCGCTGGTAATTTCAGCTATATTGACTGGTCAGCACCAAGTCAGCAAATGGTTGGATGGTTTGAATTACCATTTGACGGCATGACTGAAAACGCCTATTTTATCGACGTATCAGCGTATCAACCGGGAGACTTGACTGGTATCTGTCAAGCGTCCGGAACTAATAACACGGTTATTAAAGTGACTGAGGGTGTGGGCTGGGTTAGTCCAGTAGCGACTCAACAAACTAACACAAGTAATTGCATTGGTTATTATCACTTTGCCCGTTTCGGTGGAGATGTGGCAACAGCTCAATCTGAAGCAAATTACTTTATCAGCAATCTGCCCTCACACCCACGCTATTTGGTTTGTGATTACGAGGATGGGGCAAGTGGTGATAAGCAAGCGAACACCAATGCAGTATTGGCATTTATGGATATCTGTAAAGCAAACGGCTTTGAGCCAATTTATTACAGTTACAAACCATATACACTAGCTAACGTGTATGTAGATCAAATCACTGCACGCTACCCAAACAGCCTATGGATTGCAGCATACCCAGATTATGAGGTACGCCCAGAACCTTATTGGGGTGTGTATCCAAACATGGAACACACACGCTGGTGGCAGTTCACAAGCACTGGCCTAGCTGGTGGATTGGATAAGAATGTCGTCATCGTTAATGACGGCGATAGTTTAGTAAATCAGAAAGAGGAAGAAGAAAATATGGATTATGTATTGCGTAGCGAAAGCGGAAGCCAAGGATATCTTGGTGTAGTTAATGGTCGTGTGTTTGGTATTGGCTCAATGGGAACAGTCGATGCTCTACGCTCAGCGGGTGCTAAACACTTGATGTTGCCAGACGATGATTTCGACCGTTTTTTGAACAGTCAATCAAATGACACGGCAGCAGTCTCTAAGGCAATCAATGAAGCTAGTGCTTCAGTAGTTAAAGCTATTGAAGAACGTGCACAAGCTACACAAGGCCAAACTGGAAAATAGACCACGAAAAAAATAAAATAAAAGGAGTATATCACCTCCCCTCACACTGCAATAGGGATACAATGGCAGTAGTGGTCGAGCCTCAGCATTGTGCTGGGGCTTTTTTTGTTTGACATAAATTCGGATTG